GCATGCACGAGGTCGAGATACGAGGCTAACATAATCTCGGTCAATCAGGAGGAAGCCTCGTCCAAGTTGCGCACTGCTAGCGCTCTGTGGGCTAGCATTCCTGACGAATTAATGCCACTGGGCTACAAGCCACCTAAGTTTCGAGACGCCGAGGATGCGCTGGCGTTCCACATGCCCCCAGACACGTCTACAATAATCAGCAAGCCGGGTACGCATGCTGTGCGTGGTGGAGCCAAGTCCGTCTACTTTGACGAGGCCGCATTCATTGAGAAGTTTCGCCAGTTGTATCAGGCTGGTGTGCCTGCCGCAATTCGTGGCGACAACAGGATCACCGTTGTCTCGACCCCCTTGGGTGAGAGCGGCCTGTACCACGAAATCGCAACTGATCGTACGAGGTTCCCCACCTACACCGTCCATGTGATTCCTTGGTGGGAGTCGCGCTATATGGTACGCGATGGCGCACTTGATGATGCCATTGCTCTTTCCCCCACGATGGGCACCGCTGAGCGCGTCAACATGTTTGGCAATGAGAAACTGAAATCAGAAATCTTTAGGTCCGTTGACTTGCAAACATTCCAGACAGAGATGGAATGTACATTCGTTGACGAGACTGAGGCCTTCTTCCCGTGGGACCTAGTGACTAGCGCGAAGGATGAGACGCTACAGATATCGCGATCATTCGAGCGAGTTCAGGGTGACGAGATTTCAATAGGTGTAGACCTAGCGAAGAAGCGCGACCAGACGGTGTTCACCGTGATCCAGCACTTCAACAACGCACCCGAGGGCAAGCCTAAGTGGGTGATACGCTACGTGTACCAGACGCAGAAGCCCTACGATGAGCAGTTCAAGGACTTGAAGAAATTGACTGAGCAGACGGGGGCTAGGCGCGTTAGCATTGATGAGACCGGCGTAGGCGCTATCTTCGTAGAGCGCGCCAAGCGTGAGGGACTTGCGCCCTTTGCTCGTGTCGAGGGGATCGTATTCACCAACGACCGCAAGGAAAGATGGGCAACCAAGTTCAAGGCAGACTTGCAGCAGGGTCGGGGCAAGTACCCACCGCACCCGGACCTGATGAAGCAAATCCACGGCATCCGCCGAAAGAAGTCTGAGACGGGCTTTTACCGATTCACGGGCGAGCCGGACGACATTTTTTGGTCAACCCAGTTAGGTGTGTATGGAGAAGGAAATGCCCCTGTCAGATTTCACGTCCTTGGATAAAGTTAAAGAGCGGTTCAACCCCGAGCAAGATACTTGCACGGACAAGATTGAAGATCGCAAGAGTTACACACTAGACAACAAGTATGTCTACGGTCACAGCAGGCCATTGCCTGATGAAGCCAAGGACGAAGCAACCCGGTACATTCGTGTACTGGTTAACAAGTATCCTTTCCAACTTCGCTACCTAATGGGCCTCGCCTACTGGAACAGATTCCAAGAGGCATGGTGCGACAGCGGCGATAGGAAGAAAGCACTGAGGTCTATTTAAGTGGCGCAGCAGAAGCGTGAAGTCAGATGCCCAGTCGATAATGTACTGTTTGGCGTTGAGATTAACGCTGTGCTGTCGATGAAGAACAGAGACCTGTATCGCACTGTTGAGGGTGGCAAGGTCTCAGGTCCCTGCCGTGGCTGCGGCAATTTGGTCATATGGGAAGCAAATAAGTAATCATGACCGTTTCTGACCTTGACAGACTAGTTTCAAAGACGGAACTCACACCCTTGACCAAGAAGGCATTGAAGGACGTTCGAAGGGCAGTAATGTCAGGTCGTACCGGCAACACTGAAATCGGCCACGCAAACTGGTCCGTTGAAGTCCAGTCGTTGAGCGGGACACCCCTGCGGATCAAGTTCTCATTTAAGCGAGACAAGTAATGGCAGAACTTCTAGGTGTCACAGGACAACCCATAAGTAAGTCGCAGGTTACGATGACGCCTCCGGGTGGCACTACGCGATTCGCTCTACTGGGCAATAACCGCAAAGATGAGGTTCTGCACTTCAACAAGCGCCAGCAGTACGGCATCTTCTACGAAATGTACAGACAGCACCCTATCGTTCGTGCAGCCATTGACAAGAAGTCAACGTACGCGATTAGTGGCGGTTTCCATTTCATTGCAGACGATCCTAGGGACAAGGTTAACGAGAGCAAGGCCGCTCGCCTTAAGTTATTCTTCCGCAGGTCCAGCGCCAAGCAACTGCTACGCATGACCTACAAGGACCTCGATATCTTTGGAGAGTCCTTCTGGTTGGTCCAGCGCAGCATGTCTCAGACGCGTACGCCGATCAAGGCCGTCAGGCTTAACCCTCGATACGTTAACCCGATCATAGACGATTCCGGGCGGATTGTCAAATGGCGCTATGGCCCCCTGACACCACGCGACGATGCGATCACCTACGACGCGGACGTAATCCTCCACTTCCGCATCGAGGACCCCGAAGACGATACCAAGGGCATCGCGCCCCTGCACTCGCTACAGAAGACCGTCGCCATGGACATTTTCGCCATGGACTACACGGTATCGTTCTACGAGAACAGCGCCCAGACGGGAGTCATCTTCATCGTCAAGAGCAGCGACGGTGACGAGGCTAAGCGCAACAGGGAGTGGCTAGAGCAGAACTACGTCGGCACTAAGAATGCCCACAAGCCCATCCTGCTCGAAGGTGACGTTGAGATTGGCAAGTCGGTGCAGACAGCACTAGACATGCAATACATGGAAGGTCGCGTCCACAACCGACGTGAGATTTGTGCGGTCCTAGAGGTTGATGAAACCCGCCTAGGCATTTATGAGAGAGCGGTTCGATCAGGCCAGAATTCTGGCGAGGACTCGTTCTACGCCGAGGTTATCTTCCCTCGACAGCAGAACATCGAAGATGAGGTTAACGACAATTTAATCTGGAAGATTTTCGGGTGGGACGACATTTTGTTCCAGCACCGAGAGGGCGACCAGAGGCGTAAGTCACAGGAAGCAGAGATTCAGGATCGGCACGAAAAGTCTGGTCGAAAGAGTATCAACGAGATTCGTGCTGAGATGGGTCTCGGCCCAGTCACGGGCGGTGAGGTTCACTTCATCATGACACCTGCCGGTGCGATTCCTGTTGCAATGTTGGCAAAGGTGGCAGAGCAGCAATTCGCTGCATCTAATTCTGCTATCGTTGAGCCGGTCAGTGGAGTAGGAACCGATACCTTCGGTGACGCAAACCCTGTCCGAGCGGTAACTCGTAAAGAGTCGAATGAGTTGAAGTGAGCGATAAGGTAGATATGACTGCAAATTGGAACTATGTTATCCCAATCGAAAAGGCAGAGTTTGCGGACGATGGCGACTGGATAATTTCTGGTGTTGTCGCAGGTCCGGGCTTTGTCGATGCTGAGGGGAACTCGTTCCTGCCAGAAGCAATTCGAAACATGGCTAGTAGGATTACTGACGAGAACCCACTTCCGTTGCTGGACTGGCATGGACTGAACCACAAGAACACAATCGTTGACGCAGAACTGGGAGAAATCTTTAAGTCTTGGGTCAATGAATCTACTGGTGAGTTGTGGGTTGAGGGTCGCCTAGACAAGGACAACCCAACATCTGGGTGGCTTCGCAAGAAGATCGAGAAGGGCCGCAAGTTTGGCCTATCCGTCAAGGGTGTCGCTGATATCCCTCGTCCAGAAATGAGGGCAGGCAAGGTTGCGGGAGCGATTGCCGATGTATTCCCTACCGAAATCAGCCTAACAACCCGCCCATTTTATCAGCCGTCTTTTGGGACGGTAATTACTAAAGCGATTGACGAGGCGGCTGAGGCCGAGTTGGTCGAAAAGGGAGATAAGTCTAATATGTCAAAGGACGCTCCGAAGGCCGCAGACGCACCCATGTCACCAGAGGAAAACAAGGACTCCTTGCTACCAACTGTTGATGCGGAGCCTGAAAAGGAAGGCGTCACGCCGGTCAAGGAACTACCCGGACCTGATGTAATGCAGAACGTGGCCGTTGCTGAGCCACAGGAAGTTGCTGTAGAGAAGTCAGAAATTCAGCGTGAGGCAGACGCCCTGCGCGCACTAGTTACAAACATTGTTCGACAAGAGATTGGCAACTCCACTGTCGAGCCGGTTGCTCCTGTCGTCCCTGAGACGCCTGCCGTGGCTACCGTCGAGAAGTCACAGGATGATCAGCCTGTGGATCGTCTCACGGTCATTGAAAAGGCGCTATCAGATTTGACTGACAAGATGGAGCGTGTATTGGATAATGTACCGGAGTCTAAGGCTCCGGGCGTATTGGTCTCAAAGTCGGATGTTGAAAGCGCTAAGGAACTGATTGAGTCAATGACTCCTGAGGAACGCATGCGTGAAGGCTTCCGTCTCATGGGATCAAACCTAAGATAAGGGAAACATGCCTAGTTACGAGATTCAAAAGGCTTTAGACCTTGCATCGAGTGCTGCTGCATATTTCATTCCTGAGTTGGTTGACGGTGGTCTCCGCGACTTCGCTGCAAAGGTACCTAGCCTTTACAATGCGGTTAACAAGAGGCCATGGGCAACGAACACTTACTTCATCCGAAAGAGGCTAAGCCTTCCGGGTGCATCTTGGAGCATCGACGGTGGTCCGCTACCTGCTGCAACGCAGGGCACCTACGGTCGAACCTTCAAGACGATGAAGTATCTGTACACTCGTGGTGAAGTTACAGGACCGATGATCCGCGCTGCCGGAACCTACTTTGACGCCCTTGGCGGAGAAGTCGAGGCCCACCAGCAGGCGATGGTCGAACGTTTGTCAACTGACATTGCTACGGCTAATGGCGGCGCAAACGACCTAACTGGTGTTCTACACCAGATTACCGATGACTCTAGCATCTACACCGCCGCTGGTGGTGCAGGAGCAGTTATCAACGGTGGCGCTGCCCCGCTGACGCTTAACATGCTGGACAGGGCTATTGACGCC